GGACAAATTATTCTACCGCAGCCTTCTGATGCTCGTGAATGACAAGGATCAGATGGAAAGACTAGAGGAGTACGTCGCAGAACGTATTCGTCATCACAGAGATAACTTGGAAAAGCAGAAGGATATGAACCGTATCCTAGAGGCCCAAGGTGCAATCTTAGAACTCAAGCGTTTTAAAACACTTCGGGATGAAGTGATCAAAGGAGCAGAGTAGTGGCCCTTAGCGATTTATCCGACGCCCGCAAGGGTATCACCACACAGGAAGGCAAGAATATGGCTGATAAGAAATTTCAACTAGATCAGAAAGATGCCGACTTAGACGGTGACGGTAAGCTTTCTAAATACGAGGAAACTCGTGGAGAAGCCGTTCAACAGGCTATGGCAGATGACCCTGAACAAGATGAAAAGGGCATGGCCTGCGGCGGTATGATGGAGCCGATGTATGATGAGGTTTCAGGTAATGAGATCCCTATTGGATCCACTGCCGAAAATGTCCGTGATGATATCGACATTTCAATCAGCGAAGGCGAGTACGTCCTACCTGCAGATGTAGTTAAATGGCACGGCCTAAAGCATATTATGGAGATGCAGGACGAAGCCAAGATGGGGCTTATGGGAATGGCGATGGAAGGCCTGATCCAGTACGTCGAGGAAGAAGAAGTATCAGGAGTTGTAGAATGCCCTGCCTGCGAAGGTAGAGGCTGTGAGCATTGCAACAATACAGGTTACCACAGCGCAGACGATAGTGAAGAAGTCGAAGATGCAGAAGAGGCATCTGAAGACACTGCAGATGTGCCTGAAGAGGACATCGAAGTAGAGTATCCCGCCGTAGAGGTTGAGGATGAACTGGGCGACGAAGGTACTGAGGAGGAGTACCCTGAAACGTCTGAATTGCCTGGGATGATGAAGAAAATGAAATTCGCATTCATATCCTAGGAATGGGCCACCTTCACTCAGTGAAGCCCCCAAGGAGTAAATAATGGCTAAATATAAAAGAGCAGACAGCTTAGACGAAGATACAACCTACAGCCAAGAGATGGCTAAGGAACAGCCAAAGGCAGAGCCTCGGCCTGTGGATCCTACCGAAGCTACTTATCAAAAACGATACGGGGATCTACGGCGTCACACTCAGAACCAGTTGTCAGAAAAAGATCGACAGCTTGCTGAGATGAAAGCACAGCTAGATGCTGCGGCTAAAGGCCAAATCAAATTTCCAAAGTCGGATGAAGAGATTGACCAGTGGACAAAGAAGTATCCAGATGTCGCCAACATCGTTGATACGATTGCTCGTAAACGTGCGAATGAAGCACTGGAAGAGGGTGAGAAGCGTCTACAAGGTCTTAAAGATCTAGAGCATAAGCTTACTCGCAAAGAAGCAGAACAAAGGCTTATGAAGTTACATCCTGACTTTAATAAGATCCGTGCTTCTAAAGACTTCCATGAGTGGGTGGCTCTACAGCCTACTTATATTCAGGATGCTCTCTATAAGAATAACTCTGATGCACAAGCTGCAGGACGGGCTATTGATCTGTACAAGGCCGATAAAGGCAAACGCAGAAGCCCTAAATCCGCAGCCGAGTCTGTAGGCCGCACAACATCATCTGCACCTACAGCAAATGCAAAAGGTACTTGGCGTGAAAGTCAGGTTAATAAACTGTCTGATGATGAGTTCGAGAAGAACCAAGATGAAATCATGGCAGCAATGCGCTCTGGTAAGTTTATCTACGATATGACGGGCGCTGCACGATAATAAAGTGGCGGAACTATATAAATAGTTGTTGACGTATTTTAAAATACCTGTATCCTAGGGCTGTCCCTGCGGGGGCAGGTATATACTACTAGCTATTGCTTTAGTACCGCCACCATGCTATAATGATCATATTAGGAAAACCTATTCCTTAATAGGTCATTTCACTAAAGGCTATAGGCCCTTCCATACGGAAGCTACCCTACAAGCTTTAAAACCCCCAGAAGAATAAAGACGAACAGTCCACCAGTATAGTCTGGCCTGTGGCTTATGCCGCACCACCCAGAACTTAATACTGCCACTTAACAGTCCCCTTCTGATCTGACTGCTCCACTAAGGAGCTTTGCCATTTCAAAGGAGAAACTATTATGGCATTCGCAAAAGCCAATGGCTATACCAACTTAAACTCAGGGAACTTCAGCCCTGTAATTTACAGCAAACTTGTACAGAAGGCTTTCCGCAAGAGCTCTGTTGTAGAAGATGTAACTAACACAGATTATGCTTCTGAGATCGCAAACATGGGCGATTCAGTGAAGATTATCAAAGAGCCAGATATCACAATCAATACTTACGCTCGTGGTACTACTCTTGCAACACAAGACTTGACCGATGCCGACTTCACTATGGTTATCGATCAGGCCAACTACTTCCAATTCGCAATCGACGATATTGAAGAAGCGCACTCACATGTAAACTTTATGGATCTGGCAACAGACCGTGCAGGTTACCGTTTGCGTGACACCTTCGATTCTGAAGTTCTCGGCTACATGGCTGGCTGGGAAGGCGGAGCAGGTTCATGGGCACGTCGTACTGCAGCTAACGGCACAAAAGCTGATAGCAACGCAGGAGCGGACGAGCTTTTGGACACAAATCAGCTAGACATTACCGACTTCGGTGGTTCTGATTTGGGTAACACTGGTGAAGTAACATCTATTCCTATCGCTGCAGGCGGTGGAGCAGGTGCAATCACCTCACCTTTAGCGGTTATGAACCGTATCGCACGTCAAATGGATCAGGCCAATGTTGATACTGATGGTCGTTGGATCGTAGTAGACAGTGTGTTCGCAGAAATCCTGATGGATGAAGACAGCAAGCTCATCAACGCAGACTTCGGTGGCGGCGATGAAATGCGTAATGGACGTATGCCAGGAACTATCCGTGGCTTCCGTGTCTATAAGTCCAATAACCTTCCTTACTTAGGTACAGGTGCAGGTACTGCAGCCGCTGCAGGTTCCGAAACTAACTTCGGAGTTCTGTTAGCTGGACACGACAGCGCTGGTGCTACCGCCGAGCAAATCGCAAAGACTGAGAGCTTCCGCTCACCAGACACCTTTGCAGATATTGTTCGTGGAATGCAGCTATATGGTCGCAAAATCTTGCGCCCAGAAGCGTTGTTCACAGCGAACTACAACTTAGCCTAATGGCTTACAGGGGCTGGCCCAGCGCTGGCCCCTAACCTTTATCATAGGGTATCCTGATGCCATCCACGTATCTTGAATTATGTAACCAAACATTACGCCGCCTCAATGAAGTTGAGATAGCGGCTGATGATTTTGCCAATGTGCGTGGGGTGCAGGCCCTCGTTAAGGATGCAATAAAAGCAGCTATCGCTCGTGTGAACCAATCTGAGTTTGAATGGCCTTTTAATTCTGCACAGCACAATGCTACGTTAATTGTAGGACAGTCTGAATATAGCTGGCCTGACTTTTTTAAAGTAGCTGATATGAATACTTTTCAGATTGTTGCCAATAACTCTCTGAACGTAAATTACAAAACGCTTAAAGTTTTAGACCGTGATGATTGGTATAAGAACCATCGTGACGATGATTATAACGCTGGTAGCGCTGGGCGTGGTGTTCCTGAGTACGTGTTCGACACCCACGGCAACGGCTACGGGGTATCCCCTTCTCCTGACAAAGCCTACGGCCTTACTTTTAGATATTATCTAAACTATTCCAACCTTGTTAATCAGGATGATGTAACCCGTATTCCTACATCATTCGATACCGTGATTGTTGATGGTGCGTTGTACCATATGTATATGTTTAAAGATAATACGGAGAGCGCACAGGCTGCGTTCATGTCCTTTGAAAAAGGACTAAAGGATTTGCAAACCCTCTATATCAACAACTTTGAATACGTGCGTGATACCAGAGTGAGGTTCTAATGCCTGATAGGATAGAAAACCTCAAGATTGTCTGTGCAGGCGGTCTTAACTCAAACGAAAACCATCTAGATCTTTCTGATAATGATCCTGGGGTTGCTACACGCCTAGTGAACTTTGAGCCATCGTTATTCGGTGGCTATCGTCGTATAAGCGGGTATGAGTATTACAAAAGCGATTATCCTGAAGTAACCAATAGTACGAATGCAGGAACGGGTGCAGTTCTTTGTGTAGCAATCTTTAAGAATGATTACCTAGGAACCACCCGTATTATTGCTGCTAGAAAGCTTAATGGCACTTCTACTTACGGCTTCTTCCAATACGTCCCTTTAAACGGCTGGCAGCTTATCGCAGGCGCTCCCACCCCTGCAATGTCAGACAGCGTTCTTACCGTTAAAAAGCTGAGACATGCACAGTTTAATTTTGGTAATGATAATAACATTATCTTTGTGGACGGGGTAAACAATGCCGTCGTTTATAATGGACAAAACTGGTACACAATAAGCTCTTCTGGTACAGGCGGTACATCATCTCCTGGCGGTGATCAGTTAGTAGATAAGCCTTCTGTTGTAGACGTATTCGAGAACCATATCTTTTTATCTGGGGATCGTAACTCTGAGGCTGTAGTAGCACACTCTGCCCCTAATGATCCTCTTACATGGACAGTGGCAGCGGGCGGCGGTCAACTTACAGTCGGTACAGATGTTGTTAACATAAAGCCATTTCGTGATCAGCTTTTTGTATTCGGCCCTAACTCTATCAAAAAAGTATCTGTAGATGCAGGGGATGGCACATTTGTTACGGAAAACGTGACATCTAACGTGGGCTGTATAGCAAGGGATAGTGTTGTTGAAATCGGCGGTGACCTGATGTTTTTAGCCCCAGACGGGCTACGGCCTGTGGCGGGTACAAGTCGTATCGGTGATGTTGAGCTTGAGACAATATCCAAATCTATTCAAGGGGCCTTAGTAGACATCACTGAAAACTTTGACATGAGTACAGTAAACTCTGTC